GCACCCTCGCGGTCCTCAAGCGTGGTGCCGGTACCGACCTGCCCGGCCTCCGGGAACTGGTCCCCAACGCGGACCACGGTCTCGTTGATACCCACCGGCACCTGACGGCCGAGGGTCATCAGAGCCGACTGCTCCTGCGCCTTGCTAAAGATGTCCCCGACCATCGTCTTCGGAAGACGGTCGGAGGGCATCAGGGAAAGACGACCCTGCACCGAGTCGTCGTCCGGGTAGTAGGTGTTCTGAACGTAACCCTGAAGTGCCATTGTTTAGCGATTACCTCTTGTTCTTAAAGACGTCGAGCTGCCCGAGAAGCTGGGCGAACTCGGCTTGCGGAGTGTTCGGAACGGGCGGGGTGTTTCCACCACGCGCCTGAGAAGGGTCAACCGCCCGCTGAGGGGTCGGACGGGCGTTAAGCCCGAACTCACGGACAAGAGCCTCAGCATCAGCCTTCAGCTCGTCCTCGGTGTCGCCCTTCAAGCGCTCTGCGATGCTCCGGACACGCTCACCAGGAACGCCTGCATCGAGTGCGATCTGGAGCTTCAGAAGCTCCCGGTTCTTGTCCTCCACCGCCTTCTCAGCGGCGGACTTCGCGTCGAGAGCCGCAGCAAGCTGGTTGTTCAGGTCAGCCTTCTCCTGCTCCAGCTTCTTGAGCTGCACTCGGCGCTCGGCAGCCTCGTTGTTGGCACGGGTAATGGCATCGCGAGCCCACTTCGGGGCCTCGTCCAGGTTGTTCTCCGTGCTCTGAACGTTGCTGTCGTCCGACATTCATTGCCTCCCGGGCATAAGAAAAGCGCCCGCCTGGGGCGCTTGGGTCAGTAAGCTCTCTAATCAGGCCGCTGTCGGGAACCGAATAACATTCTCTCGATGGCGACCACGTTCGATGTACCGCCGGAACGCGTTGAATCGCTCCTTCGGGCTATCGCCCTTCGCGTGCGCCTTCCACGCTTCCAGCATTTCCAGGTAGTGATCCCGTCCGGGCCAATCGGCCAGCTTGAAGACCGGGACCACCTTGCAGTCGCAGTTCGGGTGCCACCTGTTCATCAGCGCGTTCAGCTCTGAATCATCGCCGGTGGCTTGCGCTTGCCGCCAAATCTCGACTGCTAGCGACTCGTCCTCGACTTCGAGACCGGCTCTCGTCGGGGCCGACCGCCTACTCGTTGGGTCGTCGCGGTACACAGGACCGCGGCTGATCAGCATGGCGCAGAAACCGCAGGAGTCCTCGCCACCCTGCACTCGAGCCCACCCGATAACCACGGGATCGTCGTCGACCGCCCACATATTCGTGCGACGGCCGCCGTTCTCGGCTTCCTTGATGGTCGCGTTGATGACCTGAGCGAGTTCACCATCGGAGGTTTCCGGCTTGGCCAACTGCTCGTAGACGGCCTCCATCGCTTCCTGGTACCAATCGGGGTGGTACGGGGCGAGGATGATGTTCAGTCGCTCCCAGAACTCGCCGGTGAGACCGACGGAGTCCTCGAATCGGATGGGACGACCGTCCGGGCCGATCACCTCGAATCCGTCCAGGATCGGTATCCGGACCGGGCCGACGTGCTTGGCGCGCTCCGAGTCGTAGAACCGCCGGGACAGCTCAGCGATCTGCCGACGGGCGTCCTCGACGTACGGGTACGTCGCTGCCAACCACGCCATCCAGTCCGCCCGGGTCAGGGCGATGGCCTGGAATGGGAGGCTGATCGCGAGGATCGTGGCCGCGAGAGCTGCCGTGACAGCCGCTACAGCGGCGACGTACTCCTCGTAGGTCATCTCCTCGGGTGGCTGCTGGGTGTAGGTGATCTCCCCCGGCTGGCCGCCCGTTGGCGCGGTCATGACGACCTCGGCCTGCTACCGGAGCTGGTGCTCGTCGAGGTCGAGGTGGAGGTCGACGTAGAACGGGGACCCGAACCGTTAGGTCCAGTAGGCCCAGCCGGAGGCTTAGGAGCCAGGATGTCCGAGAGCCGCTTAAGCTCCTGCTGCTCGACCTTCTCCTGCTCCTCCATCTCCCGGATCTCTTCCTCGGAGTAACCCATATCCTCCCTGGCGCGGCGCTTGGTGATGATGCCGACGCCATTCGCGTACAGCTTCGTGACACCATCCGCCTTAGCCGCGTAAGTGGGAGTCGACGGGTCACGCCACACCGCCTCCAGCCGGTTGAACTCGGTGGGGACCTCTCGACCCATCACCTTCATGGCCAGGCGCATAACCGCCTCCCATGAGCCGCCGAAGAGCCGCGCCTTACGCTCGCACTTCTTGACGAGGCGGGACTCCGATGACTTAATCGCCTCCGCCGATGCGGGATTCTCCGACGAGAAGCTGAGGTACTGGGGTGGAAGACCCGTGTAGGCCGCGACGTGCTTGGAAAGCTCCTCCAGGACGTTCACAAAGTTCATCAGTTCCGCAGCCTGGAACTGGTGAGCCTTTCCTTCGGAGGTCTCCACCGCGAGGATCTGCGCCATGTAGGCGTTCAGAACCTCCTGTGGGGAACCGTTCGGGGCGAGCGACTGGGCATCGACACCGAAAAGCACCCTCTGCGGGACCGCCATCAGCTCGGCAGCCGCCTGCATGTCCATCATGATCCGGCTGGCGGCGTCGGTGAACGACCTGAGTTCTGGGGTGATCTCGGATCGACCGTCGCGGTCCGACAGCCGCTCCCGGTTCAGCAGCGGGACCACCGGAACCTCGCCGAGGTTGTGCTCGACGATCCCGAACTCGTCATCCACGATCCAGTGTCCGCCCTGCTCGCGGAGGTAGACCGTCTCGTTCGGCAGGTACAGCGTCGCCCACTTCATCCCGGAGTCGGGGTCGTTGTACAGCCGGACCGCCCGGGTTACCTTCCGCGTCCGGGGGTCGGTCTGGGCGTACATGTCGAACGGGGACTCGACGCGGATGATCGGCGTCTCGGGGTCGTCCCCCTCACCAGGGGCGGAGACCGTGATGTACGACCGGCCGTAGATCATGGCGTCGAGGTGGGCAAGCCCGCTCTCCTCGTCGAGGCCGTTGGCCTTCCACCACTTCATGAGGTCGTCGACGGCGTCCCGGTGGTCACCGGACGAGGCGTTGGCCAGCCGGAAGCCCTCCAGATCGAGTCTCTCCTCGATGCTGTCCAGGTAGAGCCGCGCCCACCCGATGTGGGAGGTCAGCTTCTCCATGTCCCGGGGGACCGCGATACCCACGGTCTCGGGCCGGTAGGTGGCCTCGTAGTACGAACCAGAACGGCCTAGCTGGTAGGTGTCGTTCATCAGCTTGGCGGCGAGGTCCTGGACGTGCTCCGCGTACGACTTCGGGGAGTCAGCCACTCAGCGCCACCGCCTTTCTGCTGGTATTCTTCTTCGACATAAGAACCTCTTGTCTTGCGCCGAAGGCCATTACGGCGCAGACGGCGGCATCAATCTTGCGGGACGAGTCCTTGCTCGCCTTCCGAATGGAGATCGTCTCCCACTGCGTCGGGTGCCTGTGGGCATTCAGGATGTGCTGCCTAAGCGCAGTGTTTCCGTCGTGCTTAAGCTCCCTCTCAAGGACCGCATCCAGGAACCTTTCGCAGTCCAGGGAGAACTTCTTCTGGTTCGCCCGCATGTCGTAGGCGATAGGGCTCGACGCGGACGCGTTCACGACCATCTTCTTGCGGTACTTTGCTGACCACTGGTCGACGTACGCCTCGAACTCCTTCACATCCGCGCGCATGGCCACGACGTCGTACTTCGCGAAGACGTAGTGCACCATCGCGTCAACGTCATCCCGCGGAACCTCGCCGCCGTAGCTCTCGGGGTTCCAAATCTTGATCGGGAACAAGGCGGCATCCTCGACCCGGCAGGCGACAAGCGCCGTGAAGTCATTCGACTTCGAGCCGTCGAACCCGAGGGTGATCCGGTCGCCCTTCTCCAGGGGGCGGATCTCCGGGTCGTGGCAGGCGTCCCACTCGGTCGGAGCGATCCACGAGTCCTCGCTCGCGTTGACCTGATTGAGGAACTTTCGGCGCGACTCCGTGACAGGGTTCCGAACGTCCAAAACGGACTCGATGATGGTGTCGATATCGAGCCACACGGAATCGCCACGGGCGATCTCCAGGCCCTCACGGAGCTTCTGAAGCCCGGCCTGGTGCATGGCCATCTGGCGCTCGTAGTCCGGGTCTTCCGGGTTCCGGGGCTTGGCCGGGATCTCGGAGACCGGCGTGTCCGCCGGGGCCTCCAGCGCGTCGTACAGCATCCCGACGTCGACCGCCATACCAGCCTGAACGGCCTGGTAGGCGTCCCACGCCCGCTCGCCGACGGAGTCCTCGCCAGGGATGTGAGCGTTGCAGATATCGAGAATCCGAGCGACACCGCCAGGGGACTTCTTGATGTTCCCCTCGATGACACCCGCCATCTCGTGACCCTGGACGTTCTCGACCCACCACTGAGTCTCGTTCCGGATCACGAACGTCGGTCGGTTCCCCTCCATGGAGTGCGGGGACGACGTAACCGCCTCGATCCGGCCGCCTTCAGCGGTGTAGATGATGGTCTTGTTGACGTCCAGCCCGTAATCCTGCTTCAGGTCCTTGGAGACCATGACCGGGAACAGGCTCATGGTGTTCTTGGTCTGTTCCTGGGACACAGCAGCGAGCTGAACCCACGCAGCGTGACGCTGCTTACCCACCGCGTTACCATTCTTGTCGAAATGGCTGAACGCGACGGGTCCACACACTTCAGCAAGGGCGAGAGCAGCGGCCAGAGGGTCCTTGCCCCAGCCCTTCATACGGCGCAGTACGCCGGAGCGGTAGATGAACCGTCCCTGCCGGTCTACCGCGTACCACCAGAGCAGGAAACGAGCCTGCTCGTCGGTGGGGATGAATCCTTCACCTGCGAAATCGCCACCTGGGCTTCGCACATACTTGAACAGCCAACCCAGAACGCCCCAGCCGAGCGTGTGCTCGGGCAGGTACCACTTTCCGTCGGTGGTCTTGCGCCAGGTCGGCCCGATGATATGCGAGGGGGCGGGGAGGAGCCCGTCCTCCACACTTCCTCCTTAACCTTTACATGTACCTCCGCAGATAACCCACGGACGGCCACAGTTCCTGCAAGTCATTCGGACAAACTCGCAAACACGATGATATTGTCTTCGTAATGCCTGGTCTGGCGGTTGATTTCGCCACCACAGGTGATCAGTCGCAGCTCAGGACGATCCGTGTTCCCGTAGACCGCCAGGGTCGGGAACTCGTCCTTGTCGTGCTGCTCCACACGATCGACGATGAACGTCATGTCATCGACGTAAATAGGCTCACCTGGAGCCAGCGTGTGCAGATCCTTGAAAAGCCCCGGGTTTCCGTGGGCGTTCACGTGGGCGGCGATAACAGCCGGACCAACCTCACCCGGCCGGACGCCTTCGGCGTACCAACCGGCCTGCATCGGGTCGTCGAGAGGGGGAGCCTGGAGCTTCCCGTTCTCGTCCCGGTACAGGGGTATCAAGTCTGATGAGACCCCTAGAGCGGGGATCTCGACCAGCTTCGGGTCGGCCACGGTTGCCGCCGAAGGCGCCGCACTCTCAGTAGTCGGGGGCAGGTACAGCTCATACGCTCGGTAACCGCCGTACCCGATCACCGCCAATGCGACCAGGGCAGCCAGGAGTGCAACTGCCCGTTTCACGCCAGACCCGTATCCACAGCTCCGACCGGCACCTCGCCGACCTGCGAAGTGGCGTCAGGGTCCACAGGAGCCGAGGGCTTGTTGCTGGGGTCCGCAGGCTCAGGCTCCCGGGTGTTGGGCACGTCGCAGCCAGCCTTACGCGCGGCGTCGAGGTCGGCAGCCGCGTGCAGGATTCGGGTCAGCTTGGCCAGGTCGGCAGGGGCGTCCAGGCCGACGTTGTAGACAAAGCCCGACTCCTCGTAGATCTGCCGAGCCCGGTCCTGGTCCTCCTGGGTCAGGTCATTGTCGCTGACCAGTTCGAGGAGCTGGTCGATGTACTTCTGCTCGACACGCAGCTCCAGGAGGCGCTGGCGAGCAGCCTCTACCGCGTCGTCGAACTCCTTCTGAGCGGCAGCCACCCTGTCGGGGCAGCCCGCCGTCTCCTGGGCCTGCGCCACCGCAGGCACCGCTATCAGCATCGCAGCGACAGCCGCGATCGGAAAGATGAGCTTCTTCAATGTCACGTCCAATCAGAGATAGTCACGCAAGCGATTAGTGAGCACCGGGGAGGGCACAGCGCCGTGAATGACATCAACCACCGCACCGGCGTCGTCGAACGCGATCGTGGTGGGCACGGTCTGGACGTTGTACTCGCTCGCAACATCCGGCTGCTGCTCGATATCCACGTGCTCGATCGGGATACCGTGCTTCTCGGCGAACTCGTTGATCAC